GGTATAATTTGCAGGGGCAGTGGTTCCTCTATTTATTGCAGGCATTCCTATATCAATATCAACCGCCAAAACATTAATTGAGAGAATCATAATTATAATTAAAATTATTAATAATATTTTTTTCATAATTAAATCTCTCCTACATCAATAGATGGATCAAAGAATAAAATATCGGCAGATTTTGCCACACCTACCCTTTGTAATTGCTGTCCAGTAGTAGAAGGGGCAGTAGAGGTTACGCCCCCAGCGGTGGCACTGGTATAAACCATCGCCCCTGTAAAATCCCATGCATCATCCCTGATATAGCCCATAACTAACATTTTGCAGAATTGACCATCAATTTTAGATTCAAGGGCAATCCTTAATCCTGGCATATTAGCCGCCAAATCTGCATCAGTCTTTTTCCATTCTTTGTCGGTCCAGTTAAAATATAGCAAATTCCCGAAAACTACAGATTCGCCGACAATCTGATAATCCATAATTCCTGAATAGGTATGATCAGAACTTAATGAGACTGAAATATCTATACTATGCTCATTTAATCTGCAATCCCCGCCTAATTCTGGGGTAGGATCTTCTACCAAATTCTGCATATAATTTTTAGTGGTTTCGCAAAAATCATTTACCGCCTTTGAGGTAGGTACTTTAGCGTCAGAACCAACCGTCAAAGTGGTCTCAATCCCTACTCCTGAAAACTCCACCGCATTAGGAGTGGTATTAATTCTAAGTATCTCTCCGGCTTTCCCAATATAAGAAGATGGAGTGTCGGTTAATTCCAAAAAGGTAGTAATCCCAGCTCCTGGATAAACCTGGACCCAGTTCGCAGCCACAAAACATTTATAAACTTTTGTGGTATCGGTGGCCAAATACATATCATTTGCCACTGGGACAGCAGGTTTAGAGGCATCAAGTCCATAATTTAACCGGCCCAAATAACCGCCAGTAGTACCATTTTTAGGGTATAGATCATTTCTAAGCGAATGACCTAATAAAAACCCTAGATCGTCGAGGATTTGCCTAACTTCATTGGAATCTTCCAGGGCATCGGCTTTGTCAGCAATCCCCACATAGAAATTAGTTCCGGACTCCTGGGTATATTTGTAATATGCAGTAAAACCGCTTATGCTAAATATTAGGAAGATAACCGATAAGATTATCCCTAACCATATTTTGTTTTTTAACATTATTTACCACCTCACCTTTAATCGGTTTATAATTTTTGATTTCATTTAAAATTATCTCTTTTAATGCAAGCGTAGAAAATTCACTTGACCTATTGCCTAATTCTTGACGAGTAAAATTGAATAAAATTTGCTCAACCTTTTTAACCAGTCCTCCCAAAATAATATCCTCCTTTTTCTTTTACAATCAGGATATAAATACTGCCTGGTTTTGTCCAGGCAGTATTTATATATTTTTAATTATTCTCCGTCATATATGCCTCTGCTTCCTATTTCGCTTAGATTGTAAACTTCTATCCTACTACCTGCCCAGTTATATACTACATAAGAAGCTACTGTTATACCCTTACGTCTTGCCCAATCGTCTATACAAGCTTTAAAGGTTGTACCGCCATAATAATAATGTCCAGTAGATGTATAATAGTAATTAGCACCCATATCATAGATACATATTCTATGAGCTTTATCAGTTGTATAAAGTATATATGTTTGATAGGTAGTATAACCGTTTTCATGTCCAACATACGAACTAAGGACAGCATATTCACTACAATCCCCCCAACGTTTTGTCCAAAATTCATAAGGACTAAAAACCGCCTTATGAGTTTGATAGGTACAATTACTATACATCCAGGATGCTATCTTGCTGGGATGGTTCATACTATTTACAAAACTGGTAAATGCAGAATCACTGGGTGGATTCCAGGGACTAAGATTATAATAATCCGTTGTACCACCGCAACCGACAGATAATAATAGTAGTCCTAGAATCACGATTAAAGCAAAATTTCTTATTAACTTTTTCATTATTTTTTCACCTCCTTTCTTACAAAATAAAAAAGAGCCATCAAAAAAAACTATTATAGTTTTTTAAAATGGCTCTCTAAAAATGGAGCTCTAAAATTATTTAATTTTTAGACTTTATTTAAGCATTCAACCTCCAGTAATTTTAGAAAAAAGTCGAATCACTAGGAATTATTCCTATCCACCAGGATAAATGAAAGCTTCTAATTGCCAACCAGTAACCTCAACCGAGACAACTGTTTTATTTTTATCTACCTCTAAAAAGCAAATATTATTGTCATAATACCCTGTGTAAATCCAATGTCCGGTAGAAGATCCTTTATAACTGTTCCCATCTTCACAATAAGCGATAAACCAGACTTCATAATCACCGATTGTTTCATTCCCGGTATTAAAAATTTTATACCAGATCTCTACCTGATCACTCCCCGTCTCGAAATATCTCTGCTCCCAATCATCAATTATAATAGTAGCTCGCAATGTTTCCATTTCGAGGAAACAACCCGATAGCAATACAACTAATATTAAAAATAATACTATCCAAAAAACTTTCCTTTTCATTGCTTATACCCCCTTAAATTATCTTTAAACCACCAATATATAATACGATACAAGCAAGGGAAAGTTACCATCAATATTATAAATCTTTTTTCTATAATTTACAATTATTTTATGCTCTCATCAGCCCGGCCTAATAAGTAAATAAATAGATCTTCTAATTTTCTAAATTTATTGGCAATGGTAACACTAAAAATATAATATATAATCTCTCCACCCGAATCGGCAGGTTTATAAGGTACTTCGGCTTCAGCAGCCGGTTTATATCCTATCACCGCTTCAGCAGCAGGTTTATATGGTACTTCGGCAGCACCATAATACTCAATTACATCAACCCTTACCAATTCTACCCTCTGGACTATAAACTGCTGGTTAATATCTCTTTTGGTAGAGCTTAAGGTTATTATCTGACCGCTTCTAATATCATTTCGATTAGTAATAAAAGTGGCTTTTATAGCCAAATTAGCATTTTTTAATAGATCAGCCTTAGCGGTCTCATTGGCCCAGGCTATACTGTCAATATTATTATCCACCAGGCAAAATTCAATAATACCATCCCCACCTTCAAGGGCCTTAATAGCGTCTATGGAATCTTGATCTTCTCTTTTAAAACAAATCGGAACTCCGGAAACAGAATAACCAATAAGTATTTCACTCCCTATAGTTAATTCTCCTTCCCCAATGCTCCCCGTGCCATAGATACTAGATGTATCATTTGTTGTACTGGCATTAAAAATTTGATTGGTACAAGGTATCTTATCCTCATTAAGATACCATTTACCGCTATATCCTGGCTCATCAGCACAAAGATAACCAGCAGTAAAATAAATACCTATATAATCACCTTCTACCACATCTAAATCAACTTCAAAGACTTGTTTCGAGCCCGACACTACAGTGCCAATATATTCGGTATCCCGGGTAGAAAGATTATCGGGGAAATTATCCGGATCAGGACGGTAAAAAATAGCCACCTTACAATTAGATAAATTATAATAGGCATACATTTCTATTCGGGTGATCTTTCCGGTTTTATTAGCAGGGTTACTTTTATTTATATGCGTAAACTTTGGATATGCTACAACTTCAGATTTACTTATCAAAGTCCCGACATCAATCATTTCGCCCCCTGCAGCTCCGATCGATAATACTTTCGTTGTCTCATTTAACATAAAATCATAATAAAGAGGGTTGTCCACCCCATCCCAGCCGATTGTTTTAGTTACTCCATCCACTTTTATAGTAGGTAAAAATTGTTTATATATAATAATATTGGGATCGGAAAAATATCCTATTGCTAAATATTTATTATTATGTGAAAATATTGCTCCCTTACCATTACCGCCGGGCAAATCGTCAGGGTCGGGTTGTTTGCCTAAGATATCCCCTGAACGAGTATATATAGTTACAAAGGGTGTGGTAGAATGAGCGACTGCCAACTGTATCCCATCAGGAGAAAAATCTACTCCGTAACAGGCCCCAGCAGGTAGTTCAGCAGGATCGGCTATCTTGGTGAATACATCAAGAGCCCTTTTATATACTGTTACCCAGGGAGTTACATCATGACTAACAGCCAGATAAACAGAATCAGGAGTCCAGGCCACATTAAGTCCCCATCCAGCAGGTAAGGCAGCCGGGTTATTTAATTTAGTAAAGGTATCCCCATCACGTTTATATATGGTAATAAAGGGAGTAGTCTTATGAGCCACCGCTAAATAAACACCATCAGGGGAAAATTTGCATCCATAGGCATCCCCAGCAGGTAAATCGGCTGGGTTGTCAAGTTTGGTAAAGGTGTCTCCACTTCTTTTGTAGATAGTAATATAGGGTGAATTATTATGGGCCACCGCCAGATAAACCCCATCAGGAGAAAAATCACAGCCCCAACCTACCCCGGTAGGCAAGATATCAGGGTTAGTTAATTTAGTGAAGGTATCTTCATCTCTTTTATAAATCATCACGTATGGAGTACCGGCATGCGCTAACGCCAGATAGGTAGAATCAGGAGAGAAAGAAGCTTCATGTCCATCATCATTAGGGGTAACATCGGGATAGTTTAATATTTCAAATGAATCATTCTCTCTTTTATATATATAAATGCCTTTGTTTGCTGCCACTACATGCTCATAAGGTACAGCTAAATAAATATCATCATGGGAAAAATCGCATCTCCAAATACCCTGCTCTCGGGGTGGTCGATCTGGGTCCGGCAATTTTTCCCGCCCCCGGTTAATGGGTGCAAATTTACAGGTCCACTGATCAGCCACGCCATCATAGATAAAAATTTCCCCAAAAGTATCTTTTAGTCCTGAACTTTTTATAAAAATTCTATTCCTCAATTGAGATATATCAGTATTTATTATTAGATCTTTATAATCTGCCTGGTTATCATCCAATTGGAAAGGTGCCGGATAAGTATTTTTAGCAAAGAAATGTATATCCTTGTCATAATCCACATACCACTCGTAACCGCAAATTTCAGCTATTTTAGTTAAGGCTTCAGATATTTGAACATAATCGAAAGCTATTTCGCTTATAGTGGGGCCATCGCTGACATTATTAGTAGTAAAGTCAGTAGCAGATATGCCAAAATTAAATTCACAAAGGTGAGCTCCTAGTGAAGAAGAATAACTATTATAAAATCTTATCCTTGCTTTAGTAATGGAATAATTTCCGCTAAGCGATTTTTCCTCCCAAATCTTATCTGCAAAAGTTCCTTCATAAACATTATGCCAAGCACCATCGTAATAAACATCAATATCTATTTCAGTTATATATTCCGAAAGAGGATCTGCAAAAAAGCGAATTTTATTGCAAAGTATTGAATCTATATTTAGTTCAAGAAAACTACCCCAGGAGAGTAGTTCGATTTCAGTATAAGCATACGTTTCAACATCGTTATCATATACACTAATTTCATATATCCATTTACTATCAGGATCATTATATCCCGTAGGAATGCCAATTTTGCTATATTTATAGATAATATCTTTTATGATATCCCCGGCTTTTTGATCTTTGTAGGATTCTGCCACTAATTTTTTATCTAAATCCCGAGTATGATCGATACATTCAACCGGATATTTTAAGAGATTAGGGGGCAAAAAACTTTCTTCTTTAGATAAGATCCTTCCAGAAAACAATTTTTTAGCGCCTTCTTCAATTAAAACCGATTGACCGGGTTTGGGGGCAACAGCGATATTATTACATATAAAATCAAATGAAGCAGAATTAACCTTACTGGTTAGCTCGTCCCTTATGCTAAGGGTCCGGGCATCCACATATTCGGTTTTATCCACTCCCCCGATTTTAACCGATATACCCAATTTAATGTCTCCTCTTTAATTCTATTTTTCTTAATACCTCATCACTTATGGTTATTGCCAATCTCTTAATGTCTACATTATCAGAGATCCTATTATCGTGAATATCAATATTTATTTTAGTCTCGCCAAAACTCGAGGTTGTAATATTCGGAGTGCTTACTATTCCACCACCGGCAAAAGCAGGGACCGGAGTAGGTAAACCCCGGGAAACAGCCTCTATTAAATTTTGAGGGATCATCTTAAATCTCTTAATAAAATCAGTCATGGGTTTAGATATTACATATTCCCCGATATCTAATTTTGCCATTACCGTATCGGCCAACCCGCCAAACTGATATTTTTTAACTTCACTACCAGACTGATATCCTACTCCACCGCCTTTATTAAATCCTAATATACCGGAAAGCAGACCGCCACCGGGAAAAATTAAATTTACTATCCAGGAAGCAGCAAGTTTGGCTATCTGCTGAAGAATGGCATCTATCATATCTTTCCAAAGATCTTTCATGGCTTCCCCAAAAGTTTTAGCACCTGAAAGTACACTATAAAAAGCACTACTTAAACCGCTTTCCATAGCATTTTTTAAGTCAGATATAAGATCACTAACAGCGGAAGTGGTATCCTCGACAGTTTCTTCTATCTTTTCACCGGTATATTTTAAAGGCTCTAATACTAAATCCATATTGCCGGTAATACCTGTACCGAACATAGCCATCATATTAGGCATCCATTGATCAGACGTAGAAAGAGGACCTTCAATCGGTGGGGATTCAAAACCAAAGAAATTTTTAACTTTATTGGCTGCACCTTTAAGGGAATCGCCTAAATCGCCTACTTTAGATTTAATACCTTCACTAAAACCTGATATAGCCCCTTTTCCCCATTCCATCATCTTTTTAGGCAAATTGGCCAGATCTTTAAATTTTTCAATTATCCAATCTATCATTTCAGTTACTTTTTGAACAGCCATATCTTTTAAGTCTGTAAGAAATTTTATTATATCTTCCACAAAGCCCGATACAAATTCAACAATTTTATCCCAGTTTTTCCAGATTGCAATTATGGCAGTAACCGCTATAATAAGTAATCCGATTGGCCCGGTAGCTATTGTTCCTATTAAAGCTATTGCCGGAGCCACCGCACTAAAAGCAGAAACTAACATCAGGATTGGCCCACCTACCGCAGCAGCAACCCCCACTACCGCAGCTACCTTTGTTATCGTGGCTACCAATTCGGGGTTTTCTTTAGTCCAGGCAACTACTTTTCCTACAATTCCGGTAACTTTTTCTATTAGGGGAATAATAGCCGGGATTAAAGTATCCCCGATAGTCCTTCCAGCACCGGCCAAAGATCCTTTTAAATCGGTTATTCTATCGGTAAATTCAGCAGCTTTGGTGGCCGCTTCGGTGGACATGGTTATACCCAGTTCTTTAGCCCGGGTCATTAAATCTTCAATACCGCCTTCACCGGCTTTAAGTAAAGGCAATAATTGAGGACCTGCTCTTGCTCCGAATAAATCCATAGCAAGGGCTGCCTGTTTTGTGGGGTTTTCTATTGCAGATATTTTAAGGGCTGCTTCTTTTAATACATCAACGGTAGGTCTTAAATTGCCTTCGGTATCTACAACGGAAATATCCAATAACTCAAAGGCTTCCATACCTTCACCAATTCCCATTGAAGCATCATCCATCACTTTGGTAAGACCCTTTAAACCTTTTTCCAATGTTCCAATATCTGTTCCGGATATATCGGCAGCGTAGGCCAGGGCTGACAAATCCTCTACTGCAACCCCGGTTCTTAGGCTCATTTTATCGAACTGATCACCGACTTGAGCAGTTTTTGTTACAATGGTAGCAAAGGCAGCGGTAACTATACCACCGGCAACCGTTGCAATTTTACCAATCTTCCCTATTTTTTCAGAGAAACTGGAAACGTGGCCTTCTGCATTACCCAAAGCACCCTTTAATTTTGTAGCATCACCTAAAATATTAACAAAGATATCAGCCAATCTATTTTTTCACCCCCATAAAAGCCAAAAATGCCTTATAAAAAAGCATTTTTAGCTCATAAACTTCAATAGCATCTTTCATTATCCAGTCTAAATCATCAGGGGGAATTGCCAGGATATCTCTATACTTATAATTATAAGCAAAAGATAAGACTTTTGTTATTTCCCGGAATCCCCCGGCTTGAAATATTTTTTTAACCCAGATATTTTAATGATAGAAGCCTGTACTCTTTCAAACTCAAGAATGTCAATCATATCTTCAAATTGATCTAAAGTTAAATCTTTTGTTTCAGGATTAAATTTCTTAACTACAGCCAATAAACTATAGAAACTAAAATCATAGGTTGCAGTTTCATCCCCTTCTTTTATCTTCCTTTTTTCTATGTTTAATTTCTTGATATCCAGCATAGAAAGAGGCTTGATTATATACTCTTTATCCCCTATTTTAACCGGGGAAGTATAGACTTTCTCTTCCTCAACCTTTGGAATATAGCCTTTATCCCCGCCAATGATATTTGGTTTTTTGATCTCTTTATTTTTAGACATAATACTCCTTCCTTATGGTTAGATAATCTAACAGAATACCCTCAAATCGCTAACCTGAATACCCTACATAATGAAATTTTATCCTACCTAAGGGGTTTACCCCTTAATACCCGGTTTCAAGGTTAATCAGGGTAATTTTGAAAGGATATCCTAAACTTGCATCGTATTTGGCCTTACCGGTAACTCCGCAGATTATTGGTCCTGGTCCACCCATATTGATTGGGAAAGTCAAATATCTAAATTTAGGTATATCGATTATTAGAGTATAATAATATCCGGCTTCACATTCTGCACCTACAAATTTAACTTGGAAGGCCTGTTCTGTGCCATCTTTAAATTTAGTATATTCAACCCGGTCTATAAAATCGATAGTAAAGCTAACCGGTATCTCTCTAAAACCACTTCTAATAATTTTTCTCAATATAGCGGTATTGTTAAGGGCATATTTTCCTACACATTTATTATCGTAATTTATCCCGAAACTTTCAATATCATTGTTAGGAGATCCAGCTATCGAAATAATTGACTGCTCCCAGGTAAAAGGATCGGTAGTTTCAAAAGATGGAGCGGTCTTTGGTGTATCGCCTAGATTCTTAGCAATGATCCCATTGGTAGCCTTTAAAATTTTATCGGTAGTAGAAAAATTTAAAGCCAGGGTATTAACTATTCCACCTAAAAACTGGAAGGCATCCCCTTGATCCCGGTAGACTTCTAAAGTATAAGGGTTAATTGGACAATCCGCACTAAAATCGGTAGCCTGTCTGGGAATAAAGATATGCTGTTTAGCATTTGTCGCATCGGTAGTGGTTACCTTTCTAACAGTATCTATATTTATAATACATTCCCCTAAATCGGTTACGTATTTTAAGCCCATACTGATTACCGCGGTCAAAGCTGCTGGGGTTGCAATAGCCAAAGTTACCTCTTTCCATACTCCAGCGGTTAAAGCCGGGATATCTAAAAGTTCAAGCGGTGAAGCACAGTTCTCTGATTCATCAAGTAAAAATTGTAAACCTCCTAAGGCAGTTTCAACCGAGCATTTGATCCATAATTTTATATGGGTTGAAGCGGTCATATTATTAGAAGCAATTGCTTCGGTGGCTAAAATAGCCCCCGCTGCCACTCCAGAAGAAACTCTTAATTTTACCGATTTAGTTCCTTTTTTATAATCGCTGGCATCTACCTCGGATATTACTCCACCTTCTACTAACTCATCCCATTTATCCTCACAATCCTCGATTACGGTTTCTGCTGTACCTGCAGGGGTTGCCGCTTCCGGTTCATTAATTGCACTTCTTAACAGGTGGCCTAAACTTGCGGGATATACTTCCACTACAACATCACCACCGAAAGCCCTTTCACCCTGGTATGATTTTGGCTCATCGAGTATTCCCTTTTGGGCAGCAGATAAAACTTCTTCGATATTTGGGATTAGAGTTTCAGATACGAATGGTAAGAAAAAATCATTAACGCCTGTTTCTTTCTGTCCCCAGATTAATTCTTTTTTAATTCCTATGTGTCCTCTTGATCCTTGTGCCATTATTTGTCAACTCCTTTCTTTTTAAATTTTTAACTTTTATCTTTTTCTCTTTGACTAAATCAAAATAGCCGGTATCTAAATATTTTTTTGCCTTCTCTTCATCTCCAACTACTATAAATTGATTAGGCTGGAAAATACCCAATCCGACTACTTCCAATTCAATATCCCGATTATATTTTAATAACATAAGATCACCTTCTTTTTATTCTCTAGTAACGAAGCTCTGCCTTAAAGTTATTTTCATATCAATCCCTACTCCCCTGAACGGATAAGAGCTAAAATCAAACCTGGTATTCGGGAAGCTAAAATATAGACATTCTCCATCCAGATCAATATGCGCACCTAGGGCTTTTTTAATATCGAAATTTAGATCAAGAATACCTTTAATAATATTAATGGTTAAAATATTTATAGTCGCTGAATTACCGCTTCCACCAGTTACCGCCAAACCGTCAGCCACAGCATAACCAGAACCCCCATTTAAAAGAGTTACGGTCAAAATAACACCGGAATCATCAACAGTATTGACAGTCACCGTTCCAAGGGAACCACCTGTCTGAACTACAGTAATAATATCCCCTGCGGTATATCCTGTTCCGCCAGATTCGAGGGATATTGTTTTAATGGTAGTATCCCCGATCATCTGCTTATCCACATCATAAATTTTTATATAAGCCCAGATAGTAATAGTAAAATTTATCTCTGTATTATGTGGCATGGTTACCGGCTCTTCCGGTGCATTGGTAGGCTCCAAGATAATACAGGGAAACATATTAACTGGAATATTGTCCCTGGTCCCCGAATATACCACTTTAATATAAGGGCTTAAAACGATATCCTCTTCTAAAATGGTTTTAATTTTATTCCAAATTGTCTCTAATTTCATCTGGTTATTTCCTCTAAATATTCGATAAAAATATTAACTATATTCTTTTTATCATCTTCCTGAAAAAGTAAAAATTTACGCTGGGGTATTTTGGCAGTCCTTGCCTTCTGGTGAACGTGCATAGCAAAAATATCTTCCCCTGTCTTAGAATCAACCCAATGTAAAACCCTCGCTTTTACCGGGTAGATATCCCTGGCCGGTATCTTAATTGAGCCACCTTCCTGGTGTATTCTCATATAATCGCGCCGAGTTCCTATCTGTACCTTCTGATCAGATACGACTTCATAGACGATAGATCCCTTACCCATTCCGGTATCTTGAAGGATCTTCGCTCCCTTTCCTTTTTTTCTCCGCATAGCAATAGTCATGGGGCTAAGCGGAGCCCATTTTTTAGGTCTGCCTTCTTCCTTAAAATTTTTATCGATAGATCTTAGCATTAAAATACCGCACCGCTTTAAAGGGATTCTAAGATCCTTAGCTTTATCCCCAGCCTTTCTCAATAAGGCTTTTACCTTCTCATCGTTTTTAATTTCATAACTGATTAGTGCTCCGTTAGTCATCAGCCAAATCCTCTAATTTATCAGGATCGGTTTTCCAGTTAGTCTCATCCCTTTCATCAAAAGTCCTTTTATAATCTTTAGTGGTAGATTGAACAGCCCCCACGTCTACGGTAATACCTTCAATCTGTTTCGTGCCATCAGCAATATCTCTAAGGGTATCTTTGGCCTCTTTATATTTATCGATCCAAACATTTATACTGGGGGTCTTTCCTGAATATAATCCCCGCATAACATAATAGGCTGCAATATCTTCGGATAAAGATTTTATAATAGCTGGGGTAGTTTCTAAAGCATCGATGGCAGTCAATAGATCGGATGAAAAAGGTGACCTTATTTCTGCGTCTGCTTTAATAATAGCTTTGGCCAATAATGCTTCAGGAACATCAGTCACTTTCATATTCAAATTAGTTAATACATCAGTATCTTCACAAAAAGCCATTTATTTCTCCTATTATTATTAGAGGGAGAGAACATAATCCTCCCCCTCTAGATTTATTTATTAAGTTATTGCTGGAGATATCCTATATCCGCAGGCAGCACAAATTATTTTTTCTACTTCTTTATCTCCTACTTCAATCCAGTCACTATGTTTTGTTTCTATTCTTGCTCTTCTGGTTTGAAATTTTTGAGATTGGAAGGTATAACCTAAAGAGAATTTCTTTAATCCAGGTTTAGGTTCTACATAAGCCAATATGGCATTCTTGCCCCAAAGATAAGATAAACTTTCAGCCTTTCCTTCTTTGGCTGTATTATAACCAGCTTTACCGATTATTACTCTATCCACTCCGAATAATTCAGCCATAAGGTCAGCAGTAATTACACCCTTTTGGCTATATTTAATCCGCTCCAAAATTTTAGGATGATGTTTCAACTTATCGTAAACAGGTTTTGCCAATAACAATATATTAGGATCTCTGAAAATTACCGCATGTACAGCTTCCTTCCCTTCTTCAATATCAGCTATTGGGTCAGTCCCGGTAGCTTCAGTATAATCAGACCAAACACCACTTGTAGGAGCATTGGCCGATAAGGCTGCTTCTAACATAGTTTTAATTCTCATCTCTAAACTTAATTGAACGATATCAGTTAAAAATTCTGTAGTATCTACATCAATGTTCAAAGGTTTATCAGCGTTGTCTCTTTCATCATCATCAATTAAATCATTTAAGGCATATTCATTACAGACATAGCCATCAGTGTCCACTTTCCAATCTACGGTTCTTGAATCAGTCTTAGGGGCCCGCAAAGTTTTGGGAATCCTAAACCGATCAGCTTTTGAATTATATATATAATATATATCCGATTTCTTTTTTACCGGCACAACCGGCACTATTTGCAATCCGACATAGGCCTCATTGCTATATTTTATGGATATATTAGTTAAAATTTTGTCAACATGAACATTTTTAGGTTCTGGCATCTATTTTCAACTCCTTTCTTTTTTAAATTATTTATTAAGCACCAACTTTAAGATGCATTTTAGTAATCAGAACTTCTATTATTTCATCTGCTCCTCCAGCAGCTTCCAGAGCTATTGCTCCGATATAATCTAAATTTGTATCTGCTACTACTCCATGTCCATTAGCATCGCTTTTTATAGGGTCATTTTCGCTGCATGTTCCACCCATCACTAATTTACTTGTACCCAATAATCTTACCCGGGCAGCTTGCCCAACAATATCGGGTTCATTTTGTAAAATTCCAATAGAAAGTTCATCAGCAACACAAGGAATAAGTCCACCACTTCCATCAAGTTTTACATAGTGATATTTTAAATCAGTTAAGTCTGCACCAGCTTTAAAAGTTAAATCTAAAACACCGGCAGCTTGAGACATTATTTAACACCTCTCTTCTTTATTTAATTTTATTAAATTATTTTTTCTTTTTAGGTTCAGTAGTATCTAAAACGGCCAATACCGCATCACGGTAAGATACGTCTTTATGCTCATCCATGTATTTCTGGACCTTCTTTTCTTCTGGGGTTGATTTATCTTTGCCTTCTTCCTCTTCCTCTTCACCCTTGCTTAATTCAGCAAAAATGGAGTCAGAGAAATTAGGTTGAAGTTCGATAAATTTTTCCAGTAGTTCCCGCTGTGAAAGTTCGGTCTCTTTGTCATCTACCGTAAACTTGATTTTCTTTTCGTCAGAAGTGGACTCTACAAGAGCCATCAAAACTTCTTTCTGTTTAGGTAGAAAACGCATGTCTTTATCGGAGCAGTGATCATCAATTAAGGTTTTAATTTCAGCTTCTCTTTTTTCCTTAGAGATTTTATTTAGCTTTTCTTCTGCTTCTTTTGATTTTTTCTCTTCGGCCTCAAATTTCTCCTTAAATCCCTTAGCCTCCTCTTTCTCTTTTTCGATTGTCTCCTTCTCCTTTTCAATTTTCTCGTAATCTTCCACTGCGATAAATTTCTTGCCTTCTACTTCGGTGATCTTAATTCCGTTTGGCATGATATAAGTCTCCTTTCTTTTTTTATCGACCTTTTTAGTCGTTTTCTCATATATAATTAAATTGGCATCTTCATTAAAATCATATAAGGCAGCAATATCTTTTAAATTGGTTACCGCCGGTAGATCAGCACCTAAAAAAGCTATGGCCGAAAGGACCTTATTATATTTCTTTTTGGTGCTGGGCTCGGTATAACCATATAAAAGTTCGCTTGATATCCTCTTATATGCTCCATTTTTGATTAATTGATATAAGACCTTAGGCACTTCCTTTATGTTAACTAAAATTTTATCCCCTACTCTCTTCAATTTGGTAATCCAGCCACCTGCCGGCAATCCTGTCCTTTGTAATAGCGCCTGTTTATCGCCATGACCTAATTTTACCTTTGGTTTTAATTTATCGATTATTTCATTAGTGCCACTTACGATATCATCAAGGTCCTTATCGGTTATTTTATTACCCTTCCATTCTCCAATACCAAATACCTCAACATCTTTTAATTCATAGGTCTGGGAATAGGCTTCCCATATTGCCAATTCCATAGTGTTTAAATTCCCTTGTGTTTCAGTTTTAACCCAGTTACCCTCTTTATCCTTTTTCCAACCTGCTTTTTTAAGTCCAGCCCAAGCAGTAGCAGAAGCTAAACCTTCTCTTTCTGCCCTATCTTTATACTGCTCATAAGCATTATTATAAATATCAATCCAGGTTTTTTGGGCTTCGGCGGGTAAACTTTTTATCCCTTCCGGGATATTACTCGGATACTTGTAAGGCATATAACTCAACTCCTTTTAAATTTATAAAATTTTTAGGCTTTATAGCCATGATCCCCGCCTTTCTTTCTTTAGATATCGGGGTAAATTTTTCATACTTAGTTACCGGGACCAGAGTTCCCCTGCATTCATAATGATTAGGTGGTTTTACCCTAGCTAAATCAGGATCACCCTTTTCAAATACCTGGCCATCCAATCGCTCACATATCTCGGTAGTCCGATCATCCATGACAGCAGAATAGGCAACCGCCGGTACAAGATCCCCCACGTCCGGATCGTTCATCATGGCCCAGCGTCCCTCATTGTAGGCATCGCTAAAATTGGTTCTAACCACATTTTCAAGGTGCCAGGGAGTTAATTCTCTCCCGGTTTTTATTTCTATCGCAGTAGTCCCGATATATTCCTTAAAGAATCCATCCAATTGAAACATTATTTCCGGGGTAGTGGTCCCGCCTTTTAAACCGTTATATAAGATCGCCCTTGCTTCCTTTAAGACGCTATCCCTTATCACCCCAGCAATCCAGAAGGATTTATTATTTAAATATTGCAAAGCCTTTTTGGGTGGCAAACCGGGGACTATATCGACAAATTTCATTTTACCCAGTTCGCTTTTTACCTCTTCCCGGCCATACTGCCATAAATCTCTTAGGTATTCCTGTATTTTGGTCTTTAATTCTCCCACGTGGGATAATTGAATCTTCTCTATTTGTGAAGCCGAATTAGTTTCAATGATCTTCCTTTTTAAGATATCTTTTTTAAGGGCTTCCTTCTGTTTGGTTATAATTTCTATAAGATCTTCTTTGGCCTTTGCTTCCCATTCATCTAAATTTTTTACTATCCTGGTAAAATTACATTTTTTTTCGTACTGGTTAGGCTGCCTTAATAACCTGGCCTGATAATTTTCTATAAAGCCCCCGCCTTTAGGTTTAGGTTCAGGTAAAATTATCCCCTCTTCTTTGGCCGGGATCTTCAAAAATCCCCGGACCCATTCCTCTTCTTGATTGATTAACCCTGCATCGACTAACATTTTAGCAATTTCAGCTTTGGCCTTCTGGTCCTCTTTAATCAGGGATTCAAATTTAAAATAGGGATATTTAGGTTGAGTAAAATTAAAATCTATCAACCGCCTTATGATCTGTTCCCGGACTATGCTATCTTCGGTTTCTGTACCTAAATAATCAAGGATATAAATAAAGATATCAAAGTGGGTTTTAGATAAAGCCCATGAGCCTTTTTCCCCAGTGTCCATTAAAAGAGTACCCACCAGCAAGGCCCGGGCAATCATGGCATTATTGGTGTCAAAGGCCGACTTATAACCTGCGTCTCCTCTCCTGGTAGCTTCCAAAAGTTCAGCCTCCAAGCCTTTGGGCATAACCATCGCGGTATTAGTCTGGATGTTCTTTAATATTTCTAAATACTCATCCTGTTTGATTTTGGGAGTACCGGCTTCATAACGACCTATTACGGTGGGCTGGCCAAATTTTTCTAAAAAGACATTCCAGAACCTTTGGACGATATCATTGGAGAAATAATACCGGTAGGCAGCCCTAAAATCGGACTCGCCATATAAGCTGTCTGCATCATCATCATTGGGATTATAGGTAAAGAGAATAAATTTATTGACCGGTAGAGGTTTATTGCCTGATTCAATTAAGCCCTTTTCTTCAATGTTGCCATGTTCATCACATTTAAACATATAATTTATAGCTTTTCGGACTTTGATATTGTCAATCCCGATCATCCCTTTAAATTCTCCGGTGGAAAGGATCTTATAATTAATTTCAGCCACCGAAAAACCGTCTCTCATGGCATTCCATATTTTAAGCAGGGTATTATTTACATTCCCCTTCATCTCTGAAAAACAATGCTCTATAAATTCAGCCTGTTTTACTGCATCCTGATCATCTTCATCTTCCGGTCTGATACTCCAGGGGGTAGATAACCGGGCATGCTTCTTTAACATAAATACAGCTTTAACCTGGCCATCTCGCCTCTGCATAGTCCGGTAAATTTCCAACCCTTTTTTTTCTACTAGATCATCAGGATTATAGATAGGAAGATTACCAATACCCCAGATATCAGTACCACTTTTACTTAATTCGCCCATTTCCGGCTTAACTAATTTTTTTATAGTCTCTTTAGTATTTTGAAATATATCTTTTAAATCCATAAATCCCCTTTAGAAATAAAAAAGAGAGCCAAGATAAAAATGAATTAACATTTTAAAATTGGCTCTCTAAAAATGGAGCTCTAAAAACAATATTTATTTTTTTCAAGAATAACACAAAATTATTTATTAGTCAAATTAAATCAATCTTCAACCATGGTTGAAAGTCACTTTACATAAGGTTGATTATAATACCCTTATCACCAATCCTGCTCGGCACTTGGTCGTTCCCCGGCACTCTTTCCTTCTATTATAGACTCCGACTCTTCCGGAGCAGTTATCGCCCCATAAACCGCCATAGCCAAAGCAATGGCCAGGTCGATTTTTTTAGTTCCTGATTTTTTGACGATTCTCCAACCCCGGGAAGAATAAACCACCTTACAATTAATCAGGGATAGTCTGATTTCTTCTGATTCATAGAAGATTATCCCCTGGCTTTTAATCAGGTTAAAAAGGCATTGACTAAAGGCTATGCAATTCCCCTGGGTTTGAGGCAATTCCACCATATTAATCTTTTCTTTTTTTAAGTCCTGGCTTAATTGAATAGCTTGGTAAGGGTCAAAATATAAACTTTGAATATCATAAATTTTAGATAATTCAATCAAGTATCTTTTAACATCATCAAATTGCAATTCTTCAGTTTCTAGGGGAATATAAACTTTATGGTCCACCGAAAAAATTTTATTACCAACCTTTCCTACTCCACAAATAGCGGTATAGTCGTTTCTATATCCCACATCAAGCCCTAACCATATAGGAATTTTTATCTTCGGCCTTCTGACCAGCTTATAATCGATACAACCCCTAAATTCCTGATCAGTTATGAAAGAATCTTCTTCGCTTACCCAAAGATTTTTATGCAACCGCTTAAATAGATTAGGTCTCATTCCCGGTTTATGTTCCTGGCTATCTAAATATTTTTTAGTTACGAAACTGCTCGGGTTTGCCTCTTCTCCCTGCTTGATATAGAAATAGCTTTCCGGAGTATTACCTTTTTTTGATTCTTTAACTAAATCCCACAAGATCCCTTCTTCTGATCTTCCAGCAGTAGAAGTTACCAGGATAAGAGGATATTCGTATACCGGGGATAATTGCAGTTCCTCAAAAAAGAATCTTAACGAATCCGTATCAAAAGAGGCCAGCTCGTCAATACAAATTAAAAGGCAATTAAGACCAGCACTTGACCGGTAAGACGAACTTAAACATCTTAAAATCGTTCCAGTTTTAATATTCTCGATATAATCGGTATAGATTCGGCACTTTTCATTAAGCTTCGGATTCTTTCTAATCATAGAAACAATTTTCCGATAAGTGATAAAGCTGGATTGGTCCTTACTATTAGAGCAAATATAAATTTCCCCAGGCTCTTGGGTAATTAAAAACCAGTTTAAAACTATTGCCGAAAAGGTAGATTTACCGTTTTTTTTGGCCAGGCTTACGAGGATCAATCGAGGCCTATTCTTATAAAAACAGTCTATAAGAACCTCTCGCTCCCAGTCCTCGAGTGTAGTTAATTCTCCTTTTCCTTCCGGTAGATAAATCTCTTTTTCTGCAAACTGGATTATATCTTCTTTATATTTCAGGATAGAAAAGACCTCACCGGTTTTTGCTTTCTCTTTCCACCTTAGTTTTAAGTTATCAAGTTTCCTTTTTTTAGCTTTCACAGTTTTAGCGTCATAGCTTGATTTCGGTCTCCACTTCACATTTTTAGCCATATTAAGTAATTTACCACCTTATCGTTAATTTCACTAAAAATAAAACGAACGTATGACGTTTTTAAGGGGGACCAAAAAAGACCGCTTGTCTCTATACCTATTTCCTAGCCTTTTCCGTTAAAAATTTGCACCCCTTAAATCCCGAATCCGTTAATAACCTCTTTATTTTCGTCATCATTTATCCCGATATACCTGAAAGTTACTTTAATATTTCTATGATTCAATAGGTTAGAGATCCTTTCGATACTAATTCCCTGCTTTCTCAGGTGATAACCGAAAGTTTTTCTAAGCGTATGGCCTCCAACCTTCTGCTTAATTCCGACTCCCCGGCACCAGGCATTTATTAACTGGTAGGCCCTGATCCTGGTAATTGCTTTGTTCTTTTTTGATTTCTCGTTAGTGAATAGGTATTGATCCAGGTCGAATATATCAGTCTTTTTCAGATAATAATTTATAGCTTCTATGATCTGCTTATTGAAAAATACCTTTCGGTTCTTCCCGGTCTTCTGCTCTTTGATATCCAAATAGTCTTTTAGATCCCCCTGACTATTTTTAACATCTCCAAGTCTCAGGGATAATATGTCCCCGATCCTCAGACCGGAGTTAATACCAAAGACGAATAATAAATAATCTCTCGGATTTTTCTGTCGGTATAGATTCCCTCTAATCTGTTTTATTTGATTTTCTGATCTGATCGGCTCTACGATATTCATACTCAAAAACCCCCTATATTTTGTTTAATCTTTCTAACAGAATTATAATATAGGTTAAATAATAAAGCAAGTATTATATTAAAATAAATTCAAATATTCTATAACCTTTATTTTGTAAGGCTTTCGGAATTATACACAATAAGCATTGTGTTAAATACAAATCTTTCCAAGTCACCATAGAAAGATCGAATCATTCCGAACCATTCGTAAAATCGAAAATTATTTTATAGCCTGTTTTTTGACTTTTTCCACACCGAGCCACTCCAATAAACCGAGCCACTCCGAAGCCACTCGTAGAATTAAAAAATAATCGTTGTAACCCTTATAAAATAACGTTTCTTTTTTTCTGATTTTCTGACCTGATCGCCTCTTTGGTTCATTATGCTTAATCTATTTAACTAAATTGTAATATAGATTAAATAAAAAAAAGCAAATATTTTTTTTGACCCTCCGCTTTGAGTAAAACCGAGCCATTTTGATGAACTTTTCCATCCCGAAGCGTCTCCAATGACATGTTTGTTTCTATACATTTCAGAGCATTTATTCTATAAGACCCCTATGATTATACACAATTGCCATTATATTAAGTGAAAAATAAGGGCTTTATTACTGGTTTCTCTAATAACTTCCGATTATTAAAAAAAGTCTTATATCCAATTTTTTGGACTTCTTACTTAACAAAAGTATCTTTCTCAACCTTTAATTTTCTCATGATCTTCCTTTCCAAAAACAAAAAGCCAGACCAAAAAAGCAATTTCTGCTTTTTCAATCTGGCCCTCTAAATTGGAGCTCTGGAATATTTAATTTTCTAATTCACTTATTTTATTATCCTACTATCTAATATTACCTAATACTATAGTAGTATATGTCTTCATAAGATTCTTCTCTTTGTTCATTTATTCTGAAATGAGGCAATAAACTTTCTTCTATCTTTGCGTACTTGCCTCTTTTAGTTTTTTCTAAGAAAGTTAATAACGCTTTTTCCTCTTTTTGTCTTAACTCTTTTCTTTTTACTTTCATAATTCCTCCTCCTTGTTAAATAAGAACTTTTCTACCTATTTTCATTTCAATTTGGTTTTTAATTCCTAAAAGATCTATTTCGAATCCACATTTACAAATGAGTTTAGCATCTTTTGGAAAAGGTATAAATCCTTTATTTTTAAAGTCTATATCAGTCTGGGGATTAGGTGCAAATTTTGCATATATTTTATGAATTTCCCCACACTTTGTGCATCTTTGTTCAAATTCAGCTACATCAACTCTTACCTTCCCTGGTATTTTTATTGGAGTTCCAGCATGAACAGCATGTCTAAACATTTTATTATCCTGAGTTGCGCATATCTTATAAGACGTTGTACTTTCAAAAATCATTCTACAAACTGTTTGGATTCTATACACAATCTCAGCCAATTTTGGGTCATTATCTAGCCTTGTTATCTTTACTCCAATTTCCTCTAAATTATCAATTTTTATTGACCTTCCATGTAATCTCCACTTAGAATGATTTGTTAATTCCTTTGCAATCTCCTCTGCTCGTTTCCTTTTCATTTCTTCAGTTACAGGTATTTTATTGGTTTCGGTAACAGTCCAATTTTTGAATTTGTAATTTATCAACCATTCAACTACCAAATCTTCAGCAAATTTTAATGCATGGAATACACTACCTAATTCACCAGGGGTAATCTGTGCTACTATCGTAGCGTCAAATGGGTTTAACCTATTTTGTTTTTCTGCTTCTTCCCTTTTCTCTTTAACCCATTCCATGTAGTCATATGCTGATATTATAGAACGTCCAATTTTCATTTGCGCATCAATCGGTCCCAAGCTCCCAGTTTCAGTCATTAAAATTTCGTTACCTGATAAAACAATAATTGTGCCGGCGCTTTTAGCCTCCCCAGATATTACAAAGGATACCATATCAAAATTATTGTGTAGGAACTTGACTATTTCTTCTGCTGTTTCGCCACTTCCTCCCGGTGTTTCGATATACATATCAACTTTCTTAAAGTCTTTTTTGCTTGCCAATAAATCATGAATTACATAAAAGTCTGATTGTTCTAATGAAACAGCAGGGATTGGTTTTCCAATCGCAGCAGCAAAAACAAATAAATAGGTATCTCTCAATTTATTGTAATTTAATATTAATGTCATTAATTCGGATTCTAATTCAGGTATACTTAATTTTCTTTTAATATATTCATCTATTAAGCTCATATTTTTATCTCTTTATAAACTTTTTTATTTAATTTTATCACTTTTTCTCTTCTGATTCAATAGTTGTTTTTTAACTGTTGTTTTTTAATCTCACCATCACCTTTTCCTCAATCTCACAATTTACAATATTAATTTGATTGCAGCGGGGACATTTAATCTCAATTATTCTGCTTTCTCCATTTTTTATATCAAAGCCTGGTGATCCAATAAATAATTTTCGGTTACAATTTGCACATCTTACTTCTATTTTTTTTATTTTATACCACCTGCCCTATTAAAGTCAATTTACTCCCATCCGGGAATCAGCCTACCATATTTTTCTATCTCTTTATAGCTTATTATTTCTTCAAAGTCTATTCCCAGATCATCACATATAAATTTAATCATTTCTCCGTTGGCTTTATCCCTAGCGTACTTATCGGGAATTACAAATCTCAATCTCTTAAATTCCTCCGGATAATATTTTTTGAATCTCCTCAGTTTTGTTTTATCAACTGGCCTAGAATAGCCCTTTACCTCAATAAATACTCTTTGTTGTGTTGGCAAATAAAAATCAGGTTTATAATATTTTGTGCCTCTTTTAATATTTTCAAATTTATATTCCCTTGGTTCATAAAACCATATTATTTTTATATAATTAAAATATCTCGCTATATTAGCTTCCATCTTACTCCGGAAATATTGCTTTAAATCTTCCCGGTAACCGCCTTTGGCTACTTCCATTTTCTATATTCCTCCCAGGTACAAGATTTAAATATCCAGGGTCTATTCACCCATCTCATAAAATCTTTATATTTTCTACTTTTTAATTCATTGTTATAATTCATAACATAGGGCCTAATTGATCCTCGACTATCTTTGATATTTCTTAATCTTTCTATTCTGTAAAGATCTTCCTCAAAAGTGGTGTCAAAACCGATCAGGACATATACAGTTATATTTCTTGGCTTGATTCCCGCCTTAATAACAAGATCTAATCCTCTTATTATTTCAGTTTCATCTTTAATATTATCCCAGGCAAATCTTATCATTTCCTTATGCTTTATCTCGGCCAGCAGCTTAGCATTTTCTTTATTTACAAGTCGGACATCCAATCCCTGGTTAAAATCCATTCGCCAGCCCTTATCAATATATTTTTGTAATTTCTTAATATGAGAAGGCAAAGCCAGAAAATTATTATATAATAAAACTACTACGTTGGATTTAGGATTTAAAAATTCTTCTACTTCTGCATGCTCTCTGATCTTCCCTTCTTTCTCTGGTACTATACAAAATTTACAATTCCTGATACAGCCCCGGGTAGTAAAGCCTAAAGAATAGTCAAGATCATATAGTTCATAATCTGGCATAAAATGCTCCACCTCTCTTGGTAATTTTATTTCTAAGTCAAAACCTGATCCGCCAGCCCGATAAAAATTTTCAGGTATATAACATTCATTGATATTAAATTTTGTAAATATCTTTGAAATATATACCCTATCGTAAGTTTTTAAAAATAATGGACTATATAATTCTGTTTCATCGCCTTTTTGTTTATGATAAGCAGACAATTTCATTAAAGCTAAATTATGATATTTTGAATCAATATCAAATAGTCCGACCTTCATGATCAAATCTTGCCTAATATTTTTAATATAAAAATAACTTCCATAATCACCACTGTCCCGAAA